TGTGTTAGCAAACGCCTGAATCGTATAAAATTCAGATGCCGTAGATAATGGGAATCCTACTGAAGATGGAAATAGTGGAACTTGTTGTATTTGTTGTGATGAACTTATTGATGAAGATACTGCTATCTCACCATTACCTAATGAACCTGAGAATACTACCTTAGTTGGTTGTGTTCCACCTGATGTTCCTACGAATACACCAATAGTTCCGTTGTTAGTATCAAAGAAAGATTGAGTAACAGGTCCACTTGTCATTAAGGGCCAGTGAACTGATGATGCAGTAATATTCATACCAATTGGTTCATCGAATATACCATATCCATCTAATGCTTTTCTTTGCGTTGCTACTTCTTTAGATGAAGTAACAAATTGAGAACCAGATAGATATCTCCAATATCCTTCTGCTTTATAATAAGCAACATTTGATGGGGTTGATTCTCTACTACCTGTTAATGTTGAGTTAATAACTTTACTAACATCAAATATACCCACATTTGAAGCATTTGGATATTTTACCAAAGTGTATTGTGGAATAGCTGGAGGTGAGGTAATTAAACCTTGCCAATAGTAAAGATCTAAATAATATTGAAAAGATGCGGATGCTACAACACCTGTATTCTCAGATAATGTAAATATCATCGGAGATTGTGCTAGTGATACAACCGCTGGGGTTTGTGTAATCGAAAGTGCCATATAAGAATGCTTTTTATTTTAACCAATTTATAAGGAAATATATTGGATGCTACCCTTTAGAGAATGCGGTTAATTGAACATCCAACTCTCCTGCTAATTTGGAAACCATTTTATCCATCTCACTCTTAACATAAGCATCTACCATCATAGCTATTTGAGGGTCATTAGCTGCAACTTCTGCATATCTTCTTGGACCATATTTTTCTGATGTTCCTTTACCTTCATGCACAAAATAACCATATTCGGCACCTGGAGGAGCATAGTTTAGGGCTAATACAACCCTACCTTCAGATTGTTCTTTTAACATGCGGCTAACATCGTTATAACCTCTAACTCTATTCTCTAAGTTACCTGTTATGTAAGCTCTCTTAAAGAACTGTCCATTAACCATATATACGGCTGATAAATCAGCGTATTTAAAAGCAATATCCTTAAGTTCTTTAGTTACTAACATGCTAATTGGTTATTCACATCTTGTTGGTCTAACAAATTGAATAAGCAACGAGGTCTATCATTAAATGTAGTTAATTCGAAGTTTGCAACAAATCCTGCTAAACCATTATCATACTTATCCACAAATGCTTCTAAGTTTATCGCACCATTGATGTCAAAGTTTGTAATTGCTTCTGAGGTGAATGAAATAAGGTCATTAAGGATAGCAAATGTATTAGCATGTATATCAACCACATCATCAGTCCCATAAAAAGGAATCGTTTGATTGTTTCTAATACCCTGAGATTCATTGTTTTTAAGTTTAACTTTATCAGCTACCACTAATTGACATCTATATACCGTTGTTTGTCCATCAAAACGAGCACCATTAATAAGAATGTTCCCTAACGGATATGTTGGGAACTCATTAGTATCAATGCTATATATATCACCCTGAGATACGAACCCAATAGATGGGTGGTTATTCATAATTGTTTTAAAGTAATCTAAAACATTATAATAGAGTGTATAGTTAATACCGGCATTGTTAACAAAATTACTCATAATAGATTATAAATTTATACCTGAAAAATAGGTGTTTGCCATATTTGGGAATATCTGAGTTGCATTACCAACTGATTGTAGATACTCAGGGATTTGATTTGAGTATGCAATTAGGTAATTCTGCATTCTAGTTGCATAATATTCCGCATTATCAGTAGCTTTTTGTAATAGGTAATCAATTTCGGTTTTACCTACTGATTTGCTCTGCTCACTCTCATGCTTAACTGCACCTTCAGATTTGAATTGAACTCCACTAAATGGAAGATATTCACCCATAGCATACCATATTAAGGTAGGTTTGATATGGTCCTTCATAAGGTCCTGATAAAACACATTCATTTGTGGAAATGTTCCTGCTATTACTTCCTCTTGCAATTTATAATAAAGGACAGTTCCTAAAAGGTCTAATATATATTTTTCCTGAGCAGTTCTCATAAAGGATAGTAATCTATCTGCATCTATCGAACCCTGCAAAGGGGATTGTTTGATAATATCGTTTCTTGATATAAAGAGTGCGTAGCTCATAATATTATATTTTTATTTTATCTAAATTCTTTAATAAACTCTGGTGTTCCAAACTGAGCAGGTCTACTAGCTTTAAGTGGAGCATTATCCGCATTTGGATCTATAACACCTGCACCACCATCTTCGATTACTGCTGGGTTTTCAGCTTCATCATTGATATCATCTTGCACTTCTTCAACACTCTGACCTGTTTCATCAGCAGTCTGAGAAAGGATTACAAGGGGTGTCATTTGCTCAAAATACAATTCGGTATCTGAGTATCCACCCACTGCTAATGCGCTTGTTAGGGCGTTTATAATGAGGTTCTGGAAGGGTATAATTGTCATCGTTTGTAAGATGGAATATGCCGTTTTCATTTCTTCTGATTGAGAAGAGAATCCGTTGTTAGCAGTTCTGATACCAAATAGGAGTGGTGAAGTAACTCTATGAGCAACTAAGATTCTATCTTGTGCGTATTCAGCTACATACTTAAACTTCTCATGTAAGTTATCAATCTGAACGGTTTCAATTGTAGGTTGTCTTTCCTTATCATCGTTAAATGTTAAGATAAAACGGCCTGCATTTCGTGTTCCTGTAAACTTAGCTTCAATCAAATCTTCGATTGTATCTCTTTCTTCAGGAGCAGGAATACCATTATTCATATTAATCATTACCATTGGTAAGAATCCATTCTGAATATTATTTAAGTGTAGATTGCTTAATTCAGCTTCTACATAAGAAAATTGTAATGCAGAGAACCAATCAGGTAGGGCGTAATAATACTGCCCTGGTGTATAGTTCTTAATCCAAAGTATTTCCATTTTTTCAGAAGATGTTCCAAAAGCTGGAATCTTCTTTTTATCTTTAACCTTTCTTTGGTCTGTCCAATCAGTGCAATAGTAATAATTCTCAATACGAGGATTATCATATATCTTCTCAGCTCTTAGTGTTTGAACTGGGATATGATACATACGAATAATTTTAGTATGCTCATCATTCCAATATATTTGAAATGCACCATTACCATATAGTTTAATATCAAAAGATACTCTTTTAATTTCTTCCTGAGGTAGAACAACTTCTAACATTGGTTGGAATGCGGTATTCTTACTATAGATACCTTTACCAAATATCATATCAGCAATACCTTCTATTGATGCTGCATTTGTTGTTGATGTATTATATCCTTCAGTAATTGAAGCAAAGTAATCATCATGTCCATTTATACCAACAGGTACCCAACTATAGCGGGTTTTAGTATCTTCCGTAACTACTGGTATATCTTGTTGTGCCATATTCACAACACTAAAGTTTTGGTTTAATTTCATATTAGTCGAGTATTATATATTCGTTATCTGATAGGTTTGATACATACAAATCTTCCAATGGTATTTGGTTAACATAGTTTACTTTATCAATTGATTGAGAAGAGAATACTTGCACCGAACCATTCCAAACTACATCCGTTCCGTTATTAACAATCTCTGCTCTATATTGGTCTCCTATATTAGGATTATTTACTGATGCAGTAAATGTTAGTAGTGATTGGTATTTATCGTAATCGTAGTTTACTATTGAAGCAGTAGTATTTTGAAGAGAACTCATGTTTTGTAATCTCCAAAGTAAGCTTCCACTACATTTAGGTTTGATTCTTATATCAATTATGTTACTTCCAGATATGTAATAGGTTATCATTATCTCGTATTATGTATGATTTATCTTGTAATTTAACAATCGTAAAAGAAAAAGTAGTAGCATAAAAAAAGGGTAGCGTTTGCTACCCTTTAATATCTTCATCTATACTGATTAAGAGTTTGTTCCACTAACAATCGTTGGAGGGTTAGTTACAGCTGCGAATGGATTTGCAAATGTTGAACCAGAAACGAATGATGCTGGGAAAGGTTCTTGTCCTGTGAAGGTAACTGAATAACCATAAAGGTCACCAATTGCTGCTCCAGTTTGGATAGTTCCGCCAGTTACATCTGCTCCTTCTCTTTGTCCTACTAATAATGTATCACCATTTAAAGTATGAACAAAGATTTGAGGTCTACCATATGCCATCAATTTCAACTGAGTTGTCATCTCATTTGTTAACTTCTTTAAGTTAAGAACTAATTCTTGTGAAAAGAAAGTAGTTCCATTATCTCTAGAAGAGTTAACGGTTTCAGTATAGCTTGAGTTTCCTTTAAGTTCGTAGTAGTATGCAGTTAAACCTGCTGGTAATGATTCGATTAACGCATCTGTTTGATAGTTAGATGCTTCTGCAAGAGAACCGGTAAAGTTTACAAAGTAAACTCCAGCGATACCACCAATGCTATCCTTACATACTTCATTACGTCCTGCTGATAAGTTACAAGCCATGTTATTTAATTTTTTAAGTTGTTTAATTTAATTCTAAAACTATTAGAGTAAAGGGAGGTATGGTTAACCTCCCTATTCCTTACTCAATTAGTTTGGTATATGGATAGCGATATCTTGTCCGATTCCGAACTCAGTATCCGCTGTGTATCTCATAATAACTCTAAAGTTCTGAGAACCATCTAAGTTAGCCATGTCTAATACTCTAACTTCGTTGTAATCACTCATCAAACCTGTACCGAAGTATAAGTTAGATTTTTGAGCTGCTACCATGTAGTTAGCTGTTAAACCAGGACACATTACGATTTCAATACCATTGAAGTTGAATGGTTTCTCACCAACGTTCATTTGGTTGTTCCATCCGTTAGCACCAACACTACCACCAGCTAATGCTTGTTGGTATGCTTTTGCTACGCCTGTTGGAACGTAGATTGTTAAATCTTCTTTACCGTATACAGTATCAGGGATAGCGTTTACTAAACCATCTAACTTAGTTAATACGTTAGCTGAAGTAATTGAACCAGATTGTGCTGATTTAACTACCGCACCTGCACCACCAGCTGCTGCTGATGCTGATAAAGCTGGAATTAAACCTTGGAATTGTCCGTTAGTTGCGGAGTTACCTTGCCAAATAGATTGTTCAGTTGCTTCTGCTACTTTACCACCTACATAAGAGATTAAGAAATCATTGAAAGATGCAGGGATTTCATCGAATGCTGAGTAACCCAATTGTAGGGCTTCCCAAGAAGCTACGAATTCTTGCTTACATAATTCTAAGTTAACTTGTAATTCTTTTGGTTGTAGGATTCTTTCAGTAAGAGCTACTGTACCAGATGTTGCGAAATCACAAGATGCGTCGTTTACGATGCTATCTACTGCAATCTTTTGGATAACTTGCTTATACTTCACATTCGGAACGATTGTGATATATTTGTTGTCCAAAGTTCTAGCAGATAACAACGCTGCTGCGATGTATTTCCCAGCGAATTCACCAGCGTAAGTTGAAGTTACACTTGGTTGTGCGAAATTTTGTTGTTGTCTCATTTTAAAAATTTGTTTTTTGAATAATTTTATTTATATAATTTAGATAGGAAAGCACTTTGAGAGTTTGTTACTTTCTTACCGAATTTATTTATTGTTGGTTTAGAGTTCTCCTCAATAGGAGCTCCATCTAATTTAGGAAGGCTCATTTCTGAGATATCTTCCACTTTCTTTACTTCTGCTTTTTTACCTTCAGATACTTCTTCTTCTTTTACTTCCATCATATCCATCATCTTTTTCTCAAGTTCTTCGATACGATATTGTAATTTCTCTACCATAGATTTCATATCAACTTCTTCAGTTGGCATTTCATCCATTGGTTTATCAGTATCTTCTGTCATAGGTTCAGCGGTTTCATCTTCCATTTTAACTTCTTCCTTCATTTCAGATTCTACTTCTGCTTCTTCAGATGCAGGTAATTCTACGTTTTCTCTTTCAACGATTTTACCTTCTTCAGT